GTAGATCGGGGCGTATTCAGCCATGGTCAGGCGTCCTTTCCGAAGGTGCGGCCGGTGATCTTGGAGTAGGTCTCGGCCATGACGTGGTCGACGGCGTTGCCCTCGTTGTCGACGCCGTGGCCGACCTCGTTGACCGGCAGGGCGGTGTTGGCGGGCAGTGTGGCCAGCAGCGCATTGGTGCTGTCACGGTTCTCGGCCAGCGACTTGCGCCACTGGGGCTCGCTGGCCGGGGTGATCCGCCCGGACGCCAGGGCGTCGCGGATGGTCGTGTCGTCCAACTGGCGCAGCTGCTCGGCGCGGGCTTCCGCGCCGTCGCGGGCCTGGGCCACCAGCTGCTCGTGCGCGCCCTTGTCGAGCACGGTCAGGTTGAAACGGGCGGCCACCTTGGCCACCTCTTCGACGGTGGGCTCGGCCGGCTCGTCGTTCGCGGTCAGGGCGGCAATGGCCGCCTCGATTGCGGCCTCATCGGCGTCGGCGTCGAGGCCGAGCTTCTGGAGCAGACTTTCACTCAGGGATGCCACGGGGGGCTCCTTTCCTTGGGTTGCCTCGGCCTCGACGGGCTGAGGGGCTTGGTTGCGCACACTGCGCGGCGCCGGGGCGTGGGAGCGCCCGGCGTGGGCGAACGCCGACAGGTCGAAGGAGTTCTTCGCGGCGGGCTTGTCGCCGGTGGTGAGCACCTTGTCGGCGATACCGGCGTCCACCGCCTCCTGCGCCGACCACCAGGTCTCGGCGGTCAGCACGTTGATCCAGTCGTCAACGGTTCCCCCGGCCCGGTCGGCGAAGATCGAGGCGATATTGGTGCCGATGCGATCGAGGTCGTCGGCCATCTTGCGCATATCACCGGCATCGCCGACGGTCATCGCCCACGGCAGATGCGCCATGATCTCGGCGTTCTGCGCGACGATCAGCTCATCGGCGGCGCCAACGGCGATGAACCCCGCCGAGCTGGCCGCGAGCCCGTCGACCGTGCAGACGACCTTCGCGGGGTGCTGGCGAAGCGTGTTCATGATCGCCAGCGCCTCGTAGACGTCACCACCGGGAGAGTTGATGTGCAGGTTGATCGTCGACACACCGTCGCCGAGGGCCTTGAGGTCGGTACGGAACTCCGCGGCGCTGACGCCCCAGAACCAGTCGATCTCGTCGTAGATGTCGACCTCGGCCACACCCTGGTCACTGACCTGATTGGAAATCGTGAACCAGCGCCGTCGCTCGGCGTTGTTGGCGGATCGGGTGAAGCTGCGTCGGTGGTCTACCACAGCGTCGGCGCTCCGTTCTCGTTCTTGCGGCGCCTGCGCGCCTGGGGTGCCGGCTGGTCGGGTTGGTCGGTCGGCGGCGCGTCGGGGTCGGGCGCCGGCAGGCCGGTGGACTGCCGGATCGCGGCCTCAAGGATTGGGTCAGGCTGGATCAGCCCGGCCTGGGCGAGAAGCGCCAACGACGACGCGGCCGCATCCTGGCGGGATCCGATCTCGTCGAACACCAGCGCCGGGGTCGGCTCATCCAGACCCCAGTTCGCGGTGACGATCGCTTCCACTATTTCGGCCTGCGCGGTGTCGCAGATGTCCACGGCGACGGTCTGCACACTGTCGGTAAACGTCGTCGACAGCACGTTCGCCAGCGCGTAGGAGCCGCCCTTTCCGTCGAGGTTCAGGAAGTGCGCGAGGGCCACCAGTCCGATCTGGCGGTCGTGGTAGTCGATCGGATGCAGGAAGTCGGGCGGGTTGCCGTCGGGGCCGTAGATTTTGAATGCCGCGCCGAAGGGAATCGAAAACCCGGAGTTCTCCCCGCCGGTGTAATCCGATGCCAAATCCCGGTAGGCGTCCAACCGGGCCTGGTCCTCGGATTCCGACTCCGACGCGGTGAACCCGGGAACGCCGATGCCGTAGCGCTTGAGCGCCGCGATCTCGATGCGCATCGCCTGGTCCTTGAGGACCCAGTGCTTGTATGCCGGGCGCAACATGCTCGACCCGTACGGGATGCCGGGCTCGGGCTCGTGCTGATAGATCACCAGCCGGTCGGCAGTCATCTCACCGACCCCGACAAGGCCGGGAATCAGCGAATTGGAGCGCTGCACGCCAGAACCGCCCAGGAATGTGCCCGCCGGCCACTGCTGGATCGACACCACATCGCCGTCAGCGCCGACATTCCAGAACGCGATCGTCGAGGCCGGACGCGGCGAAATCCGGTCGATACGCGCACGCCCATCCGGCCCGACGATGAACGTCCGCTCGAACACCGAATGCCCAAACTTCAACTGCAGCAATGACTGCTGAAGATGCCGCTGCCACGAAAACCGGCCCTTGATACGAGACTTGTTGCGCTTCAACGCGTCGGTGGCATCCTCCGACGCGATCGGCAAACCCATCTCTGAGGCAACGAACTCCACCACCTCATCGCTGGCCCCATTCGGATCGATGCGCCACGCCGTACGCCGGATCGGCAACCCGACGGCCCGTAGCACGGACCGCACACGAGCGTCAGAACGGTCCATCCGCGTGTAGGTCCGAACCGAGTTCGGCCACACCAGATCCGGGTTGTCCTCATCAGGGTCGAACGGCATCCCATACCCGTTGATCCATCCCGACATGGGCGAGACGTAGCCCTTGCGACCCTTCGGGGCGGCGACTCCTGTTGTTGCCATCAGCGCCGCCTCCTTTCCTCGGGTCAGAACGCCATATCCATCACGCGCGAACCGCGCTCACGACGACGCGGCGCCTGGGATTGCGACGCACCACCACCACGAGGCGCGGCCGGCTTACGCCGCGGCGCGGCGCCGAACTTCAGCAGCGCCCACCGCGCCAACGTCGCCCCCGTCAACTGGGCGTGCGAGGCGGCGTCGAACACCTCCCACACGAACCCGCCCGACCGAAGCTCCTGCCGGTACGCCCGGGACATCGCCGCGGCCAAACCGTCCTGTCCGCTGTGCGACAGCGACCCCTCCAACGCATCCGACAGAAACCCGCCGCACGCCTGGGCCTCCTCGGCCTGCGTCGGCACCACCGCCTCGATCCCGGCGGCCTCCAACTCCGGCAGCACCTCCGACGCAGCGCCGCGCTCCACGACCACAGCAGCCGGATTCCACGCCGTCACCAGATCCACCAGCCGGCGCACCACCGCAGCAGTCGCACCCTCAGCCGACCAACCCACCTCAAGGTGAATCCGGCCCGACGAGGTCCGCTGCGCCGCGGTAATCGCCCAGTTCTTCTCCCGCGTCAACACCACCACCCGCGGACCGGACACCACAGCCTCCCGGTCAGCCATCGCCGACCACGTCCCCGCCGGAATCTCCGACGGACGACCGTTCTCCGGCGGCGGATAATCACCCCACCCCAGCCAATCCGCGTCGAACAGGGCCAGATCAGCGGCACCCGCGTCACGAGCACCCTGAAGATGGGCGGCCATCTCCCGGTCATCCCCCACCACCCCGTAGGACGGCTGCGCCAACGGATAGGCGGTCGGATCACCCCGGTCAAACGTCTTCGGCGCCCGATACAGCGCGCCATAGAGCCCTGGGGCACCACCGGATTCAATGGTCCTGACCAGTCCAGAGAAGCGTTGGCAGTACGGATGCTGAGTGATCACCGGAGGCGTAGACGCGTAGATCGTCTGCGGATTCGCCGACGCCGCCTGGGCGCCCGTCAGGTTCGCCACCTCGGCAGGCACCAAGTCGTACGCCTCATCGAGGATCAGGTCGTCGATCTCGGTGAAACCACGCGCGAAATGCCGTGTTCGAGGGCCGAAGTTCGCTTTGACCACATGCTTCTCACCCGGCAACGGCTTGAGAACGATCGCCCCACGGTTCCCCGCCTTCGACGGCGGCGACGCCAACCGGCGGCGCAACGACGGCGTGCGCTCGATCACCGCGATCACCCGGTCGAACACATCCTCGACAGTCGCCCACTGCTGAGCGGTGTAGACGATGCGGCGGCGATGCTTGAACAGCCGCCGCAGAATGTGCAGCGTCAACAGCAACGTCTTGCCTTGCTGCCTGGTCGCCTCCAGCAGCGCAACGCGATGCGTCCACAACTGCTCGCCATGCTCGTTGGGCTTGTCGATCGAATCGAAGGCCCGAATGACCATCCACTCCCACGGCAACAACCGAATGCCGACCTTGACGCCGAAGCGCGCCGTCGCATCACCCTCGGACTCATCGCCCGGATGCCAACACTCAACCTCCGGACGCTGACGACCAGTCAGCCGAGGAAAAGACCCCAGCCACTCCGGCCACGCATCAGGCCACAGACGCTCACTCGTCGAGGAGGACGTCGTCATCATCAGGGTCCAACGTCAAGCCCGCGCGCTGCCGATGAATCTCAGCCAGCAGATGACGAAGCTCGGACGTCAACTGGCGACGCTCACGCACCGGATCGCCGATCCGAACCTCGACAACCTGATCAGAATTGACCCGCACCTGCATCCACGCCGACCGCTTCCCTGAAATCAGGTCATCGCAGCGCTCGATCATGTCCGCGAACTTCGCCGCATGCGCAATCAACTCGCGAATGATGATCGGATCACCGTCACGGGCAAGCTCCTCGGCAAGACGCTCGCCGGCTGTCATCAAAACCCCTCTTGACCAGGGCAAACGCCAGCAAATACAGGTGGTCGAATCCCGTTGCCACGCAACAGGTTTCCGAGTTAGCTGGCGAATGCGGTTATGCATGAATATGCAAGGCGCACAACGCATTTCGGCGGAAACGCGCAGGTCATAGGGCTCTGACCTGCGGTTTCGGTAAAAAATAAAGCCTGAGTCCGGCTCTTCTTGGATTTATACACCCCCCTTGCATATTTATGCCGGGCGGGGGTGTTTGCTGGCGTTACCGAATCGCGTTGGCGCGCTTACGTTCTCGCGTTCGCTGTGTTGCAGCGTCTTTCGGGCTCACCACGGCCAGGCCATGGCGAGCCGTTCCGCCTGCGCTCCTGCCCTGTTGACCACGGCGAGGTGATCGTTGACGCCGTCGCCGCGTTGCGCGTTGCACTTGCGGTGCAGCAGCCGGTCAGGCAGTGGGATGGGCACACCGCGTCGTAGTGCTTCGGCTCTGGTCATGGCTCCGTGGTCGCCTTGGAGCTTGCCGCTGCCGGTCTGTTCGGGGTTGTAGTCCCAGTTCCGGGTTGGGTCGCGCCACATCGGTTTGCCGCACCAGTCGCACGGTGCGCCGTCTTGGTGTGCGCGCCACAGTCCGGCGACGGCTTGTTGGTGTCGCCAGCCAACTCCCTGCTGGGTTGTGGTGAGTTTGCGTTGCCGTGTGGTCTTGGCGGTCATGGTCGAATGACGGCCATGGTCCAGTCGTCGTCTTCGTCGGTGGTGATGGTGATGTCGGTGTCGGCCTGGGTGACAGCGGAGTCGGCGAGCACCAGCAGCAGGCAGCGCATGAACAGCTTGGGTGTGGAGTTGGCGGCGAGTTGGTCACGCAGAATCTTGGGCGGTTCAGCGCTCCACGCATCCAGGGTGTCATCCATGACGGTTTCGCCGTCGATGGTGATGCGCATGTGGGCCATCAGGTGTTCACCGCGTGTGGGCAGTCGGGGTTGCGTTGCGCCAGCCCGGTCAACAGCGCCTTTCCGTTGACGATGATGCGGTCGCTGTTGGTGGCGGCGAGCTGCATGAGTGGGTCGGATTGGGTTGTGTCGCAGGTGCAGTGGACGGACAGGATGCGGGCTCCGGTTGGCGCGGTGGCCGCGGCCTGCTGGAGTGCTGCCAGGTCAGCGTCGGTGACGATGGTGGAACCGCCGGCCAGCTCGGTTTCGATGAGCGCGACGATGGCCTCAGCGAGTAGCTTCGGTGCGTCGTTGGTGGGCAGTCCGGCGATCTGGGCGAAGTCTTCGGCCATTTCGGGTGGGATTCCGGTGGTTGACAGTCCGGGTAGCAGGATCGGCGTTGGTGGCCGTCCGGTGTCGGGGTCGCCGGGGTGGATGAGTCCGGTTGCCAGTCGTGCGGCGATGAGGTCGACGGCGGCCTTGTTGTGGGTCATGGATCTTGCTCCCGGTCGGCTGGCGAGCAGTGGGGTGGGGCACGACAAACGCCCGGCCTGTGAAGGTCCGGGCGTTGTGGGTTGATTGTGGGCGCGTTTAAGAAGCTAGTCTTGCGCTGCGCGCAAACGCGAATGTAGCACAGCCGTACGACAAGTGGGTGGTGCGATTGGGCGTGTCATGCGTCAACCGCCATGAAGTCGCCGCGGCATCCACAGTCACACCCGGACAGCTTGCCGCGCTTTATCAACCGTCGAGCCTTGGCGAGAACGACCTTCGATGGAACCCCTGGGATCTCCGGGTGCGCCATGAAATCGCGGGGCACCGGCTTGTTCCCAAGCACGGCTTCAACATCCCAGCGGCTGGCAGCGGTCCGACCCGACTCGGCACACGCCTGTCGAACGGCGGCCATAAACATGTCGTCAGGGATGTCGCGTGCGTGCTCGTAGCTCGCAGCGGGGATGCGGATGCAGAGGTCAAAGTCCAACGGGTTTTGACCTTCACTGGACTCACTCATCAGTCAACCCTCTCTTTATGTGCCGCAGCCCCAGTCGCCGCCACTTGCGGCCGCCGGATTGCCAACAGCCGCACGTCAATCCATGAGTACAGCGGATCACCGTCCACCTCCCTGCACGGACAGAGCCGCCCGGTGGTAAGCCAGTGCTCCAGCGTCCTCTGTGCAACCTGGAACTCGGCCGGCAACTCGCGGTTGTAGCGGGTCAGCTGTTTCCGTGTCATCGGCTCCGCTTCAGCCTCGGACTTGCGCGCCCACAGCAGCCGGTGGACGTTGTGCACGATGCGGCATTGCGGGCAGCGGATACGCGTGGCATCTTCGCGGGCCCGAAGCTCGGCGGCACAGGGGACGGTGGGGTGTGGCCGTCCAGCCTGCGCAGGGCCCTCGACACGGATCGGGGTGGGACACTGCCCGAGCTGCCACCAACGC